AGCCAACCCTGGTGTAGATAGGTATAATGACCTAACCAAGGGAACTCCTATCATCAAAATTTATCTCAAACGCGCGGCCAATCCAGATAAGGTGTTGAAGTATTTGTATAAGAATACTTCTCTCCAATCTCATTTTGGTATCAATCTCACAATGCTTGAAAATGGTCGTTTCCCCAAAGTGTTTGGTTGGAAAGAAGCTCTTCAAGCTCATATTGACCATGAGAAGGTAGTTTATCGTAGAGGTTACGAATTTGATTTAAACAAGATAGAACAGCGAATCCATATTATTGATGGTTTGTTTATTTGTCTTGCCCAAATCGAAGAAGTAATTCAAACAATCAAATCCTCTGTTTCAACTACTGCCGCAAATAAGGCTTTGTGTGAGAAGTTCCTTCTTGATGAAGCACAGGCAAAAGCAGTTTTGGATATGAAACTTTCTCGTTTGGCTCATTTGGAAGTAGAAAAAATTGAGAAAGAGAAAGAAGAATTAGAAAAAGAAGCCGCCAAGATAAAAGAACTTTTGAGTAATACTGTTTTATTTAACGAACAACTCAAACTTGGTTGGCGCGAAGTGGCTAAAAAATTTGGTGACGCGCGCAGAACTAAAGTAATGAATTTGGTCGTTAATGAAGAGGAACCCACCGAAGTTCGTCAACTCATTCTGAACTTCACCAACCACGGGAACATTTTTATCTCTGAAAGCTCTACTCTTTATACACAAAAGCGTGGTGGAGTAGGAACCAAGTTTAAGCTTGATAAGGGAGAATATGTTGTTTCCGCAAAGATTGGTGATAGTACAGATACTGTGCTTTTCTTCTCCAATAAAGGTAACTTCTATCATGCAAAGATGAATGAGATGCCCGTTGGCGAAAAAATTCACACCTCTTCTCTAATCTCAATCCATTCCTATGAAGAGATTCGCGCAGCAACTGTATTGTCTAAAACAGACAAGAAAAAGTTTATTATCTTTGTCACCAAGCAAGGTATTGTAAAGAAAAGTGAACTTGATGAATACAATGTAAAACGTGGCGGTGGCGCGAAGGCAATTGAACTTCAAGATACGGATGAAATTGTATCAACACTTTTTGTTGATGATGAACCTTGTGGTATTCTTACTGCTGAAGGTAACTTGCTACTAATTGAAACAAAGGATATTCGCGCGATTGGACGTATAGCAAAAGGAGTTAAGGGCATCAAGCTAAACGATGGCGACTATGTTGTCAGCGCGAAAGCATTGCCAGAAGCAACAAAAGAAATCCTGTCTATTTCGTCCAGCGGCTTATCTAAGCGAACTGACTATTCTGAGTTCTCAATTACTGGCAAGAATACCAAAGGCAAAAAGGTTCAAAAGATTGTTGACAAGGACTTCATGGTAGACTTCCTACCTATTGAGTCAAATAATGATGTGGTAGTTGTATCTTCCACCGCGCAGTTGAGAATTTCTCTTGTCGATATTTCTCTTTTAGGACGTGGCGCGCAAGGCAACAAAACAATTAAACTGAAAGAAAAGGATAGAGTTATCTCTCTCCAAACAGTTTAAAAATTCTAGCCAATTAAAATTTGAAAAAATTTCAAAATTAGGCTATAATATATATAGAAAGTTGAGAGAAGAAAGCCTCAACTTCGGCCATCCTTGAATGGCAAATAAAAAATATTTTAATTAAAAAGGAGATTGAAAATCATGGCAGACACTATTAAACTAACCGAAAAGACTCTAGAGGCATTTAACTTTGTAAAGGAAAAGGGTGGTCGTGTATCCACTAAGGACATTCAGGCAGGTCTAGGTCTAGAGAAGATCGCTTCCGTAACTGGCCGCGTAACCAGCCTTTGCAATAAGGGCCTAGCCGTTCGTGAGTATGAAGAGGATTCCGAGGGCAATAAGATTTGCTACGTAGTTCTAACTGACGAAGGTATGGAGTATACTCCCGCTGAGTAATTAAACTCACAAGTAGTAGGGCATTAGTTCATTCCTAATGCCCTATTTCTCCCTTAGAAAGAACTAAAATTTTAAAAAAGAGGTATAATAAAATGAGAGTTGCAGAAAATAAAGTTCGTATTGAAGGTATCCTAAGTGAAACTAATCTTGAGTATGGTTCTTTCCAGAAGGATGGCAAGACAGTCGAATGTATCCGTGGTCTGATTAAGGTTCTCGTAAATCAGAGTGTAAACGGAATTCCTACCGACAATGAAATTCCGGTTCATATGTTTGCTTCTAAGCTGAAGAATGATGGTACACCCAATCCCGCATATGAATCTATTGACCGCATTAAGAGGGAATATATTTCTATTGCTGCATCCGAAAATGGTGAAGCAGGCGCAGATTGTGTTCGTATTACAGGTGCGCAGATTACAATGAATGAGTATTACAATCAGAATAAGCAGCTTGTGTCTTTCCCCCGTATCCAGGCTTCCTTCGTTCAGAAGATTGCTCGTAAGGATATGAAGCCCGAAGCTTCTTTCAGCGCTGAAATGGTAGTTGGCGCAAAGGGTTATAAGACCGATGCTGAGGGTAATGAAGTTGAACCTCGTGTTTATTCTGTAAAAGGTATCATGCCCCTATACGGTGATAAGGTTCAGGTTGTTGAGTTTATCGCAGCCAATGAAAAGGTTGCCGATGTTGTTGAAAACAACTGGGAAGAAAAAGACACTGTTAAGTTTATCGGTCGTCTAAACTTCTCTTCTCGCACTGAAACTTATCTTGAAGAAGTTGACTTTGGTGAGCCTCAAGAGCGCACTCGTACTTTGTCTGTAAGTGAACTACTAATTACTGGTGGTTCTAAGGATCCTCTCGAAGGTGACTTTGCTTTTGATAAGGATGACATTCAGAAAGCTCTATCTGACCGCATCGCTCGTCTGGAAGCTCAGAAGACTAAGGATATTGAACGTGCAAAGGCTCGTAAGGCTCCTGCTCCTGCTAATGAGACTTCGAAGGGTAGTTTTGACCTCGGATTTTAATTGAGGAGGTTGTAAACTATGGCTATTGATTTATTGGCTATTCAACCTACGACTATTTCCCGCGATCTTCGCGGGAAGTATGTCTTACTTTATGGTAAGCCTAAGTCTGGTAAAACCACTGCTGCTGTTCAGTTCCCTAGAGCACTTCTATGTGCCTTTGAGAAAGGTTATAATGCGATTGGCGGTGTAAAGCCAGTAGACGTTGATAAGTGGTCTGATTTTAAGCAGGTACTTCGTCAGTTGGCTAAGCCAGAAGTTAAAGAAATTTATGAAACAATCGTAATTGACACTGTTTCAATTGCTTGGGATTTATGTGAGCAGTTTGTTTGCGCGCAGAACGGTGTTCAGAAAATCGCTGACATTCCTTGGGGTGGCGGTTATTCTGCGGCCAAGAAAGAGTTTGAATCTACACTTCGTAAGATTACCCAGCTTGGGTATGGTGTTGTTCTAATCGCACACAGCGCGACTCGCATTGAAAAGGGTGCTGATGGTAGTGATATTGAGATTATTTCTCCCGAACTACCCAAACGCGCCTATGAAGTATGTAATGGTATCGTCGATATTATTGGCTATATTGGCAATGAGTGGGTAAATGGTGAACAGCATCGTTGGCTATATACTCGTGAAACGCCTACTCTATTTGCTGGTTCTCGCTTTAAGCATCTTGCGCCTAAGATTCCGTTCAGTTATCAGAATCTTGTAAATGCTATTGGCGAAGCTATTGATAAAGCCGAACAGATTGATGGAGCCAAAGTTATTGAACACGCTGTCACAAGAGAGGTTGAGGTTCTTAATTTCAATGAGATTAGAGCTGAAGCAGAAAGCCTTTGGAAGCAGTTGCTTGCCAAGGGGCAGACAGATGAAGAAAAACAGGATATTGCTAAAGCCATTAGCAAGAAAATTGAAATGGTATTTGGTAGAACAATGAGACTTTCTGAGATTACAGAAGACCAGGTTGATTTGTTTAATCTTGTTGTTCTTGATATGCGCGACATGCTTTAATTTAACATTCAGTCTTAGATTAGAGGTAGAGAAATCTACCTCTTTTTAATTTGACTTTTTAAAAAAATTATGGTATAATAATTTTAGGAAAAGAATTGAGGTGGAAATATGGCTCATGTTGTAAAGTGTAGATGGTGTGGGAAACAATTTGACACCGAAAAAATAGAGCAAGATAAATGGATTATGCCCTCAAAGGGGCAATATTATCATAGAGATTGTTATGAGGAGAAAATTCAACCTGGCGCAGTTAAGCCAACTACACAAGAGAACAAAGAAAATGAGTTCCAAACTTGGAGAGATAATATTTTCGACCTCATACAACGAGACTTAAAAGGGAAGTGTGATTTCGCGCGAATTACACAAATGATGACAAGTTATAAAGCACAGCACAAAGATTGGACTTATAAAGGAATGTACTATGCTTTAAGATGGTTTTATTTAATTAGGAAAAATGATTGGTCAAAAGCAAACGGCGCCATAGGCATACTTCCTTATATATATTATGACGGGACAGAATATTGGAGACAAAGAGAACGAGAAGATATTGGTATTGTAAAACGAATTGAAGAGCAAATCACGCAAATGAAAGAAGTTCAAGTTAAAGAAATTGCTCGTTCTAATAAAAAGAAGAAACGTGGTGTTAAAACGGTTAGTTTTGAAGACATTGAAGGGATGGAAGAAGAATGATTGTTGATAAATATACGATTCAACAGGTTTTGGGGTCTCTTATCAAGCGGCCGCAGTATTTAAGCCAATCGGATAGATACAACCTTTCAGTTAATGATTTTACTTCTCGTTTTGAAAAGTATTTATATAATGCTATTGCAGAATTGTATAATCAAGGTTTGAAGAAGATTCAAATTAGTGATATTGAAAATTTTTTACAGGTAAACATTGCTGCTAAAAAATGCTTTGATGATAACCATGGTATTGAATATCTTCAAGACTTGGAAGAATATGCTGATGAAGATAACTTTGACTTTTATTATCGAAAGTTAAAGAAGTTAAATTTGCTGAGAGATTATGAGAAGATTGGTATTGATATCAGTGAATTTTATGAGAAAGATTTGACTAAGCCTCACGCGCTTGAAGTAAATGAAAAGTTTGAGTTGCTTACCACGCAGGAAATTACCGATTCAGTAAAGAAGAGATTACTGGGTATTGAAAGTAAGTATTTAAGAAATGATGCAACCGAGGTTGAAACAGCAGTAAGTGGTATTAGGGATTTAATTCAGACTTTTAAGAATAAGGAAGATGTCGGTGCACCCATCCAAGGTTTGATTATTAATGAAATACTTAGCGGTGCGCGAAAGGGTACTTTGTGTATTCGCTCTGCGGCGAGCGGTACGGGTAAAACAAGACAGGCAGTTGGAGATGCTTGTTTCTTAGCTTATCCAGTTCGATATAATTCGAATACTTGTAAGTGGGAACAAGAGGGAAATTGCGAAAAGATTTTGTTTATTGCGACCGAGCAAGATTTTGATGAAATTAGAAAAATGATTTTGGCATATCTAACTGATATCAATGAAAGTAAATTTAGATATGGTGAATTTTCAGATAGAGAATTGAGAGTGTTGGAACAAGCAGTAAAGGTAATGGAAGAATATGAAGAAAATTTTCTGATTATTCGTATGCCAAATCCAACTATTGAATTAGTAAAGTTGTTAATTCGAGAAAATTGTCTTGTGAGAGATATTCAGTATGTGTTTTATGACTATATCTTTATTGGTCCAGCACTACTTAATGAATTTAGAGGTTTTAATTTAAGAAATGATGAATTGCTGTTAATGTTTGCGACGGCGCTGAAAGATTTGGCAGTTGAATTAGATATTTTTGTTATGACTTCTACACAGGTTAATGCTAGTGCAGATGATAATAAAAATATTCGAAACGAAGCAAGTCTCGCAGGTGGCCGTTCAACTATTAACAAAGCAGATTACGGTCTGATTATGGCAAGGCCAACTAAAGAAGAATTAGAAACTTTAAAAAGTTTAACAGAAAGATGTGGTGTTGTTCCTAATGTTGTAACTGATGTATTCAAAGTGCGTAGTGGCAAGTGGACGCAAGTAAGAATTTGGTCATCTGTTGACTTGGGAACTTTAAAGAAAGAAGACTTGTTCATAACTGATTCTCGACTTGAGCCGATTGATGACTTCTGTTTGGAGTTTAGTTATACAATTAGTTTTGAAGAAGAAGAAGTTCAACGAATTAAACAGTTGTTAGAAAGGTTTAATCATGGATTATAAAGAGATAATTGATGGTCTGGAAACAAAATCTGTTATTGAATTAATGCAAAAACTTGGAGCAGATAGATATATTGAAAGACCTGGACAGGTTATCTTTCCCACGATTTGTCATAACGTAGACAGCGCCGAAGCCTCGATGAAATTGTATTACTACACCAATAATAAAATTTTTATGTGTTATACTGAAGAAGGCGCAATGTCGATTTTTAAGTTTTTAAGAACTTATTATGAAACTCGTAATATTGAGTATGATTGGCATGAAGATATTTACAATGTAATTCTTGGTTGTAGTACAAGAAATTTGGTTGAAGGCTTCGCGCCGACTCCATATGTTTCCTTAAAGGACAGATATAGAAGTCAAAGACTTAAAAAGGAACTTGAAACAATTCCTACTGGTTTATTGGATATTTTTATTAAACATTATCCTGTTGAATGGTTGAATGATGGAATTACGAAATCTACAATGGATAAGTATAATATTCGTTATTCAATTAGTCAGAATAAGATAATTATTCCTCATTATGATGTAAAAGGAAATTTGGTAGGAATTCGAGGACGCGCGCTGAATGAGTGGG